GGTGAAGCCATGAAGTCCCTAATGCGTACAGAGTTTGCTAGGGACAGGAAGAAAGATGGTAGAACCTTGCGCCTGTCAAACATTGGTCGTGATGACAGATACTTGTGGAACGTAGCTAATGGTACGGACACAGGTGAGAAGATACGCCCACATACCTACATCAAGTTTATGTATGGTCATGTGATTGAAGAGATGGTTCTATTCCTTGTGCGTATGGCAGGGCATGAGGTTACTGACGAGCAGAAGAAGTGTGAAGTGCAGGGCATCAAGGGACACATGGACTGTACCATTGATGGTGTAACTATTGATGTTAAGTCTGCTAGTTCCTACGCCTTCAAGAAGTTCAAGGATGGTACACTAGCGTATGATGATTCCTTTGGTTACGTTGACCAGATAAAAGCCTACGCCCATGCACAAGGCAAGAAGGACTTTGGATGGTTGGCTATGGACAAAGCTAATGGGCATTTAACAGTACTTAAGTACGACCTAGAGGATACCCAAGCCCCTGTCCATGAAACCATTAAGGGGGACATAGAGGAGCGTATAGTACACGTTAAGGAGATGGTTAAGGGTGATGAGCCAGAGGGATACTGTGCTGACCCTGTACCCGATGGTAAGTCTGGTAACATGAAGCTATCCATCAAGTGTTCCTACTGTCCGTTCAAGAAGCACTGCTATCCAGACCTAAGAGGTTTCCTATACTCTACTGGTGTGCGGTACTTTAGTCACATTGAGGTTGAACCTAAAGTATTTGAGGTGGACTTAAATGAAGCGGACTAAAAACAAATACAGGTCAGCCCTTGAGAAAGAGTTTTCCAAGGAGGTTAAACGCAAGGGCTTTACCTACGAGCCGTATGATGTACCTTACACTGTCTACAGGAAGTACAAACCAGACTTTGTGCATGAAGAGAAGAAGGTTATGGTGGAGGTAAAAGGTTTCTTTCGTGTCGGTGACACCTTGAAATATAAATCAATTCGTGATACAATATTAGAAGATGGTTGGGAATTGATATTCTTACTGTCTAACCCTAACAAGAAGGTTCGTAAGGGTGGTAAGATAACGATGGGACACTGGTGCGACAAGGAGGGATTCAAGCATTACACCCTGCATACTGCACAAGAACTTGTTAAATATGTAGAAGGAAAGTAACGATGTCACATACATTGGAGGAACTAAAGGAAGCCGTAGCAAGAGAGTACGATGCAGTGCTAGTGCTTGAAACCTTAGACATCTCTGTTGAGGACTTGTTGGAGGCTTTTGAGGATAGGTTAATTAGACACAGAGATTTATTTACGGAGGATGATTATGAGTATTAACGATGCGACCCCTGCGGATTGGGACAGAGTCACCAAGAAGTACCCTAAGATTATGAAGAAGTATGAGCAGATGGTTAAGGATGAAGTCAACAGCCCAGAGCATTACAACTATGGTAACATAGAATGTATTGAAGCCATAGAGGAAAGCATGACACCCCTTGCGTTCAAGGGTTATCTCAAGGGCAACACCATGAAGTACCTGTGGCGTTATGAGCGTAAAGGCAAGGTAGTACAGGACTTAGAGAAAGCCCAGTGGTATCTGAAAAAGCTACTTGACGTAGAGACCAGAGACCAATGAAGGGTCAGACACATGGGGGCAAGGGTTCATCCCAACGCCCCACAGACCCCAAGAAGTACGCTAGTAACTACGATGCCATATTCGGTAAAAAAGACAAACCAAAGAACAAGGAGAAGAGTAAGTGAATCAGTATCAAGAGTTTATTCATAAGAGCCGTTATGCCCGATGGTTGCCAGAAGAAGGCAGAAGGGAAACATGGGAAGAAACAGTACAGCGATACGTCAACTTCTGGCTAGGTCGTAAGCAGATTACCGACAAAGAAGCTAAGAAGATATACGATGCTATATACAATCTGGAAGTCATGCCTAGTATGCGTTGTCTTATGACAGCAGGGGAAGCATTGGACAAGGATAATGTAGCAGGGTTCAACTGTTCCTACCTACACATTGATTCTCCTCGTTGCTTTGACGAGTTGATGTACGTCTTAATGTGCGGTACAGGTGTAGGGTTCAGTGTTGAGCGTAACTTTATCAACAAGCTACCTATAGTCGCAGAGGAGTTCCATCCTAGTGACAGCACCATTGTCGTAGCTGACAGCAAGATTGGTTGGGCTTCTGCGTTCAGAGAGTTAATCAGCTTACTGTATGCAGGTAAAATACCTAAGTGGGATATGCACAAGGTACGCCCATCTGGTGCTAGACTCAAGACATTCGGTGGTCGTGCTAGTGGTTCTGAACCTTTGGAAGCCTTGTTTAGTTTCTGTGTAGGTATATTCCAGAAGGCACAGGGTCGCAAGCTGACCAGTATTGAGTGCCATGATATATGCTGTAAGATTGCAGAGGTTGTAGTTGTAGGTGGTGTGCGTAGGTCAGCCCTTATCTCCCTGTCCAACCTGTCAGACCCTCGCATGGCTAAAGCTAAGTATGGTGACTGGTGGCGTAACGAAGGTCAGAGAGCATTGGCTAACAACAGTGTAGCGTACACAGAGAAGCCAGACTTTGAATCATTCCTGTCTGAGATGCAGACTATGTATGAAAGTAAGGCAGGGGAGCGTGGCATATTCAGCCGTATCGCGGCACAGAAGGTAGCCGCTAGGAATGGTAGGCGTGACAGTGAGCAAGACTTCGGTACTAACCCTTGCTCTGAGATTATCCTACGCAGTAATCAGTTCTGTAACCTGTCGGAGATTGTGGTACGCCCAGAGGATGACCTCAAAGACTTGAAGCGTAAGTGTGAGGTCGCGGCAATCATAGGTACACTACAGGCTACCTTGACTGACTTCCGCTACTTACGGAATGTATGGAAGAGAAATACGGAAGAGGAAGCCCTATTGGGTGTCAGCCTAACAGGGATATGTGACCACTACTTACTAGGTAAAGATGGTAAGGACTTAGAGCGTTGGCTTACGGAGATGAAGGATGTTACTATTGCAACCAATAAAGAGTGGGCTTATAAACTTGGCATTAATCAGTCTGCGGCTATTACTTGTGTTAAGCCAAGTGGCACTGTATCTCAGCTTGTTGATTCTGCTTCTGGGATTCATCCTCGTTTTAGCAAGTACTACATTCGTAGAGTACGCTCAGACAAGAAAGACCCACTGGCACAATACATGGAGGAAGCAGGATTCCCTGTAGAAGATTGTGTAATGAACAAATCTACAAAGGTGTTTAGTTTCCCTACCAAGTCACCTAAGAATAGTACAGTGGTGAAAGACGTAGGTGCTATGCAACAGTTAAGACTGTGGAAGAAGTACCAAGACCATTGGTGTGAACATAAGCCAAGTATCACTGTGTACTATACAGATGACGAGTTCCTCCAGATAGCGCAGTGGATTTGGGAAAACTTTGATGCGACTAGTGGTATTAGTTTGTTGCCTGTGAGTGACCATGTTTATCAGCAAGCCCCCTATGAAGATATAACTTATGATAAGTACAGAGAGTTGGTTAAAGGTATGCCAAGTGATGTAGATTGGAGTGAGTTAGAGAAGTATGAGAAGGATGACAACACGACAGGCTCTCAAGAATTAGCCTGTGTAGGTGGAGCGTGTGAGATAGTGTAGTAAAACTAAGGGAGCGTAATGCTCCCTTTTGTTTATTCTTCAATTATACCTAAGTCTGCTTTTAGCTGTGCGGCTTCCTCACTGGACAAACCATTTATAACGTCACTAACGATAAGCATAGCCGCTGTTTCTCTGGCGGCATCATCTTTAAATTTTTGTTTGTTAAACGCTAACAGTCTATTTACTGCTTTAGGGCTATAAGCTAGTTTAGATAAGAATATAGGAGAACCTAGAATGAAAGCCGCGCTACCAAGTGCCACAGGTAATGATGCTGTCGTGGATACACCTAATGCAACCCCCTGTCCTGCTTTAAATAACTCAGAACCAGTTTGGAATTCCTTTCCTCGTAAGAATAGAACACCCAAGTTACCATCTGGTCGTTTACTAGCTTCTGCCATAGCGTTTAAAAGCTGATTAACTTGTGCATAGTCTTCGCCCATAATAGCCTTAAGTCTTGCCTTTTCAGCAGGTCTCTGAAAACGAGCCGCTAAGTCGGCATAAGTGCTTATGTCAAAATCTGGACTATCCATTTTAGGTATTAAATTTTTAAGGAAAGACTGTCTAATAGCATTTTTAGCTTCTTTAGCACTGCCATAAGGTATTTCGTTATTTATTTGTTTTGTTTTTGCTAGTTGTGCATAAGCGTTATCAATACTAGCTAACATAGCGTTTATTTTACTAACACTGCTACTTGTAGTTAAAAGTTTACCTATCGAATCATAAACACCTTTTTCTGCTGATTTAACTATATTGGCGTTTATTACTGGCAGAATACCTTTCATAGTTTCTGAGTATGTGTTCTTTAAAACCTCATAAGACTTTGCGGCTTCTGGGTCGGTCTTTCTAAGTATATCTAAAATACCTTGTTTAATATTATTCTGGAGTTCCCCCATTTGTTTATCTACAGCCGTATTGTAGTTAGGCGACCTTATATCCCCAAACCTCTTCATCTCATTAGTCAACATTTTGTCAATTTTAAGAAGAGCCTCGCCTGTCATGTTAGGATATTTTAATATATTATTTAACTGTTCATTAATAAAATCGTTTGTTTCTTTAGACAACAATGTATTGCGTGTAGTTACTTTTTTACCTGCCTCAACACCAGTTGACACAACACTGTTTGCATTTTTAAAAGCTAGTAATTGATTCCGTAAGGGAGTAATATCAACAGACTTCTGACTCAAGGTTTTGGTTATTTCTTCTAACCCCTCACCATAAGCATCACTAGCCGCGTAGCGACCTGCTGTAATAATGTCTAATACAGCTTCCCCTAAATCTACAGGGGAATCACCAGTTCTTATTGGATAAGCACCTGTTACATCGTTTAAGGCTGATTGTATTGCTTCATTAACTTTGGAAATATTTTTTGCTGATTCTCTACCAGAAAACAAACCTGCTTCCCCTAGCTTTTCAGCAAATACTTCTGTAGCTGATGCCTCTCCTGTTTGGAATCTAGTTAGTGTTGCTCCTTTTTGCTGTAGTATTTGTTGCGTAGCCGTTAAGGATTCTCTAGTACCTACTTGTGTACCTTCTTGTGATAGTTGTTGTGCCATCAGTGCGGCAGTCTGGTCTGGACTAAAACCATAGCGTTTTCCTACACTCAGAGCCATAGGTTTAAGCACTTTCCAAGCACCTAAAGTAGCCACATCAAAACCCATGCCTATAAGACTTTCTTCAACAGATTTTCCATAATCTACTTCTTCTTCTGGGTTTAAAAACGAAGAAGTAACATCACCCCCAAATGCCCCCATACCGCTTCCTAAAACACCAAAAACAGCCGCACCTTTTGGGCCAAACCTAGAACCAAATTTTGCGCCTTTTACGCCTCCGTACATACTAGCAGGTATGTCTAAATTATTTTTTACAAAATAGTATACGTCTTTATACCAAGGTAGGTCGGGTTTTTCTGTTTTGTCTGTTTTCGGTTGAACGACAAACGCATCCTCAGTAACCCTACCGCTTTCAATAAGTTTTCTTTTTAGTTCATCTTGTGACGTACCTACAGGGACATTTTCAATTAACTGTCCGTTAGGTAGTGTTACTGTTTGAGTATCAGACATTATTAAAATTCCTTAAGTGTTTTATAGGTTTGAAAAGTCAATCGTTTTAGTAGAATCAAAATCTTCAAACTTATAACCTTTTACAATATCAACGTAGTCAGCGTAGCTTGTAGCAGACAATAGCAAGTCATTACGCTTGGCGGCTCTCAGTTGTATTTCTCTTAAATTGTTAAAAATTGCTAAGTTAGCCGCATTACCTCTAGTAATGTTAGCACTAATATCAATTAAGTATTGTCTTTCGCCCTCTGTAATCGCGCCACCGAAAGTAGATTTTAAGTTATTTAAAACCTGTTTAGCTAATAAATACTCTAGTTCAGCCCTGTCTGATGGTGTAGTTCCTAAGAACTTTTGAAGACCTGCTCCAATATTTTTTATCGGGCCACCAGTAGGGGTGGATTCAATTAACTCTAAACCTCTATTTATGTTTTCAAGAGAATCAGCAATAGAAAATCTTTGTGATAATGCTCCCATTTGAGCCTCTTTAAATGTTTCTGCGCTGTTAATATCTTCTGCTGATTTAACTTTCTGTGCTTCTTTTTCTCCAAAGGTTACACCTTCTGTAGTAAGTATTTCTACTTTACCTACAGGTTTATCGGGTGAATCACCAATGGGTGCATATAGAGTATCAAAAGAGCCTATTGAGTTGTCAAACTTAGTAGTCATAGCAAAAAGATTACCTTCCTCATCTCTAACAGTATAACGCTTTCCTTGACGTAAAGTGTTATCAGTAGTACCAAAGAAGTCTCTAAAGTTATCTGGTGTTACAACACCTGTCTCTACAAGTTCTCTTACACCGCTATTTGGAAAGGCTTTTTCCATGTAATCAGCAAAGGCATTTTTCTGTTGCTTTTGTTTATTTATTATACCCTTAGCGAGTCTTTGTTCTACAGGAGGTTTTCCAGAGATAAGACTACCAAGACCTCTCTGCATTGTACCTATATTTTGCTGTTGTCGTGCCAGTGTTCGCTGTCCAAAATTACCTGCTGTTAAGGGGTTAATACCCTGTTTAGACACGCCTGTAAGTAAACCTGTTATATCTGTTTTCGCCATTATTAATCTCCTAACAACGCGTTAAGAACCGCATCTATATTTTCTATGTCATCACCATAAAAAGAATCTAATACAGCACTTTGAGCATCTTCTTCGCTCATTCTACCACTTAAAAGACCTCCAATATAATTTAATGCACCCTGCTGTATTAAATCTTTAGGGTCTAATCCTACATACGAACCCTGTATCATTTCTTGCATAGTAGGTTGTCTACCTAGTAACGTCTCCATTAAACCTTGGTCACGAGCCTGTCTCATTTCCGTTGCTAGTTGTTGCATACCTAGATTACCTTCCACACCACTTTGAGCAAGCTGTGACATAAGTTCTGAACCACCAAGCGCACCCCTAGATGCTAACTGAGGTGCTATAGAAGCTACGTTAAGTACATTTAAGGCTTCTCGTTGTGGTGTATATCCTGCACCAAGTAATCCACTAGCCGCACCTAATAGTTGTTGTTGTTCAGCCATAGCTTGTTGTCTAGCACCTAAGTTTGCTCTAGCCATAGCCTCTTGTCGTGCAGTCTCTAACGCCAGTAGTTCGGGAGAAGAACCACCATACGCGGCTGACTGCAATCCTAAGCGACCTTGAGACAATAAACGTTCTTCCATAGCTAAACGCTGACGTTCTTCCTCTGGGCGTTGTGTGGTTCTTATCTGCTCATAGATGTCTGCTTGGGCTTCGGCAGGGGAGACACCGACTTGACCAAACAAACCTGTGGCTTGTCCTAAGAGTTGATTCTGTAATGCCTGTTGCTCTGGAGTAAGACCTACAGATACGCTACCAGTAGGGTCTGTTGTAGTAGTACCTAGTCCTGTGGTAACAGTAAAAGGCTGAAACTGAGCCTGTTCATATACTTGTTGACCTAAATCTGTAAGCTGTTGTTGTGCTTGTGTTCCTAAAGCCTCAACGTCTTCTATAGCTTGTTGATTTAACAAATAACCACCTGCACCAGTAAGTAACTGATTGACACCACCGCTTGTTAAAAAGTTACCTACTGACCCTAGTACATTTCCTAACCCATTTTGTGTAACACCTGTAGGTTGAGTTAAAGGTGATACACCTGTTCCACCAAACATAACCATTTTATTATTCTCCCCAATCCATATTCTGTGCTTGTTCTAAAGCATAGCTAAGTTTATTTTGTATTTCTGTTTCATCAGTTAATCCTGTAATTGGAACTTCTATTAAATACTCATCAGTAGAAAAACACGCCAATACAGCACTTCCGTCTTGTTTAGTTGTATATTCTATCATGGCTTATCAAACCTTATTCGTTTTACTGCGCCTGTTGTAGTTCCAAAAGGATTAGTAGATGTTGTCCATTCCCATTGAGAAAAATTACTACCAAAGCTGTAAGTATAAGTAGCATCTGTTCTATTAAATACTGTACCATCAATAGTCATTTTACTGAACGTAACATCTGTATTAGGAGTTTGAGAAGCGGCAGTATCGGTTGCGCCTATTACTAGCTGTACTTTACTAGTAGCACTTCCTCCTCCATTCCATAATAAATAGTAAATGTCATCACCCTGTCCAACGCCTCCTGAATTTTTAAACCAATCTGACTGATAAGCGTTATGATTAGCAACAAAAGCAATACTACCATAAGCAGTACCTGCGGTACTAAAGCCGTAAGAAACAGAACCATTAGGTAACGTACCAGAAGTACCTACAGTTAAATTATACAGAGCAGGTCGTACCCATACTCTATCAGAGCCTACAAAAACAGACTCTTGTTTAGTTGTACCTATGACAATATCGTCTATGTCACTAGACCCTACAAAAATAGGCATTATGGCGTAGTCCTAAAGTAAATAGTGTTAGAATCAGTGCCAGACGATGCAGTAGAAATATTAAATCCGTCAACCTTGTCAGCATCAAGACCTGTACCTGTGCCGTCTACTGTTAATAGTTTAGATAGTACATCAGCCGCAGTATAACCAGAAGTATCTAGCTTAG